ATCAAGCGCAGATATTGGCTTGGACTTTACGGTTTCTAAAGACAACGGGCAAGTTAGAACTAGAATCCCCGTTACGGAGAACAAAAGGTTTAATAGCTTTACTGATGACGGAACAGAAGCAAAGGGCGCAGAGTTTAAAACGCCGGATGTCAAGCCTACCGAGCGACGACGACAGCCAACCAAGATGATAGATCAGAAATGCACCAAGTGTCAAAACTCTGTTAAGGTTCATCCTACGCACGCTAGGGAGTGGTATGTTTGCGACAGGTGCATTGGTGGCCGATAATGAAAAAGAACAAACTACAGGACTTAGCTTCTGAAAGGGCTGTACTGGCGGCACTGTGTCAGTACGGGCTAGACTGTTATCTTGACATTGATTTTGTAGATGGCGACCATTTTACAGATGACATGAATCAAGTTTTGTTTAGCTGTATTCATAAAACAATATCTGACAACGCAAAGGTAGAATTAACATCTATTCTATCTGCTGCAAATAGTCTTGGTGTTGGCGATGCGCTAAACAACAAGGAAGAAATGGGGTTCATCAGATCCCTGTTTAATTTCCCAGTAAATTTAGAAAACTCGCAAATTCATGCCGCTAAAATCGCAAAGCTAAAGCTGGCTAGAGATTTAAAGAAAACACTAAGCGGCTGCCAGAAAAGCGTAGAGTCCATGACGGGCGAAGAAGATATTGTAGACCTTATCTCTATGGTAGAATCTCCTATCTTAGATGCTACATCTGCAATATATCAAACATCAAGTAATAAAACAGAAGTAATGGGAGAGGGTATTGATGAATACTTGGATTTTCTCACAGAGAATGTATCAGATTTTGTTGGAATCCCCACAGGGTTTGCACGATATGATGCTGCTATTGGCGGTGGGCTGCGTCGAAAATGTGTTGACTTAGTAGCGGCGCGACCCAAGGTTGGTAAGTCTATGTTTTGCGATGCTGTTGCGCTCAACATATCAATGCAAAATGTTCCCGTTCTTGTTCTAGATACTGAAATGTCTAAAGAAGATCACTACAATAGAATTCTAGCTAGTATTAGTGGTGTTGAAATTAACAAAATATCCACTGGTAAATATTCTGATAATGTAATAGAAAATGAAAAGGTTCGTGCCGCCGGTGAAAAACTTAAAAACATACCATACCACTATATTAGTATTGCAGGTCAGTCTTTTGATAATATACTTTCTATTATGCGTAAATGGATTTATCAGCACGTTGGGTTTGACGAAAGCGGCAGAACTAACGATTGTGTAATTATTTATGATTATCTTAAACTGATGAGTTCAGACGGCATTAGTGCGTCTATGCAGGAATATCAAGTTCTTGGCTTTCAAATTACCAAGCTGCATAACTTTATGGTTAAATATGATGTTCCATGTTTGAGCTTTGTGCAGTTGAACAGAGATGGTATCACAAAAGAAAGCACCGATGCGGTATCTGGCTCCGACCGTCTTATTTGGCTTTGTACCAGTTTTACAATTTTTAAGATGAAATCAGACGAAGAAAAAGCGGAGGACAATCCTAAAAATGGAAATAGAAAACTTGTTCCCATTGTAGCCAGACATGGTGAAGGATTAGATGATGGTGATTATATTTCGATGAAGATGTTTGGTAATATTGGACGTTTAGAAGAAGGCATGACTAGAAATGAAATTCATAACAATGCCAAATCAAGAAGTGAAGGATTTGAAATAAATGAAAACTTTGACCCCGAATCAGATCTCAGCAGCGTGTGACGCGCTAAAAGATTCTATTCCAGAAGTGCTTGAAAGACTTGATATTGAGTATATAGAATACAGCAATAGATACGCTTTTCCTTGTCCTATTCACGGCGGCGACAATCCAGAAGGATGTTGTGTCTTTCTAGATGGTGATGACGTTGTGGGAAACTGGAAATGCTGGACAGCCGGGTGTGACGACGACTATGCGAGAAACATATTTGGATTTATTAGAGGCTGTTTAACCACCAAGAAGGGATCAGAAGCGACTCTTTCAGAAACATATAAATTTTGTGAGTCTATAGCAAAAGCAGAAGAAAGAGAAGAAATAGACATCAATCCTGCTAAAGAAGCTAAAATGATTGATATTTTTTTGAAGCAGTCTGTCGCGACAATACCAACAATCTCAAGACAGGATGTTCGATCTAAAATACAAATACCATCACAATATTATATGGACAGAGGATACTCAGAGGAAGTTCTTGACTTGTTTGATGTTGGTACATGTTTAGATAGCAATAGGCCAATGTGTAATCGGGCCGTTGTTCCTATCTATGATGTAAACGATTGTTATGTTGGATGTGTTGGTAGATCAATCTATGATAACATGCAACCAAAATGGCTACACAGTAAAGGTTTTAAAAAAGAACATCTTTATGGGTTAAATATCGCAAAAGACCATATAATAAGAAGTAGAACCGTTTTCTTGCTAGAAGGTCAGGGCGATGTTTGGAGAATGCACGAGGCCGGATATAGCAACTCTGTTAGTATATTCGGCGCGTCCATAACAGATGAACAGCTGATATTGCTTGAAGAGATAGGAGTCATGAATGTAATAATATTAACAGACTATGATGAGGCCGGAAACAAGGCGGCCACTCAAATCATGAAAAAATGTGGAAGAAGATTTAATTATTTACGGCCAACTCTTGACGCTAAAGATGTTGGCGATTTATCCGTTGAACAATTGCAAGAACAATTAAAGGCTATCTTATGACTAAAATATTAGCGTTTTCTGGAAAGAAACAATCTGGCAAAAGCACATCTTCAAACTTTATTCATGGCTATCAACTAAGAGCCTTTAGAGTTATAGAAAACTTCGCCCTAAATGAAAAAGGCGACCTCTTAATAAGAACAGGAGAATCAAATGACTCTTACGGGATGCTGGATGTTAACAGGTTCGATGCGCAATTTGCCGAGTGGGCTGGATATAATATGTGGCCCTATATTAAAAAATACTCACTAGCCACGCCACTGAAGCTAATGGCTGTAGAGCTGTTTGGCCTAAGTGACGAGCAGGTGTTTGGCACAGACGTTCAAAAAAATACAAAGACTCACATAAAGTGGGAAAACATGCCAATTTCAATAGCACAAAGAAAAAAGCTAAACAAGTACGGCAGAATGACAGCTAGAGAATTTCTACAGTTTTTTGGAACAGAAATTTGCAGAAAGATTCATAATGATGTTTGGGTCGAGCGTCTTGTTAAAGATATTGAGATGGAATCTTCTTTGCTTGCGGTCGTTGATGATGTTAGATTTCAAAATGAAGTAGAGCTTATTCAGAAAGCGGGCGGCAGGGTTATAAGACTAACAAGACAGCCACATGAAGATAATCACTCTAGCGAAACAGAGCTAGATAATTATGAAGATTTTGATGCGGTTATTGACAATACAGACCTAAGCATTACCGAAACAAATAAACAAATTATTGATTTGTTAGAAAAATGGGGATGGCTAGGAGAAGAAGTTTTACTACAGAGCGAAGAACAGGAGAGATTAACAGGTATTCAAGCAATAAGGAGCTAGGATGATAGTAACGTATATTAGGTCGTCTAGCTATGGCAACTATGAATTTTGTCAGATGCAGTATTTTATGACATATGTCTTAGGTCATAGATCGGCTTCTGGAAAAAAGGCGCAACAGGGTACAGCCTGTCATAAGGTCATGGAATGCTTAGCGGCATGTAAAAAAGAACTACAAGAAAAGCCAGAAGAAAAAAATCTATCTATTACAGATGATGCTATTGGCGAAGTAGAATTTACACCCAAAAAGCTCTACACTAAAAAATTTGTAAAAGATTTAATGGATAGAAGTTATGAGTATTATACCTCTATGGATGACCATAAGTACTATCCGGCAGATTTTAGATTTTGTGAACAGCAAGTTGAAACGGCACTTACTTACAATGATGGTCAGTTCGACCCTAGAAATAGAACCATTGTAGACACAGAGCCTACTTTCGATATTCCTATTGAAGAAGATTGGGCTAAGTTTGAATATGAAATGCCAGATGGAACCAAACTAAATGGACAGCTCGCTATCAAAGGAACTATTGACTTAGTTACACAAATTGATGACGGCGTTATAGAGGTCATAGACTGGAAAACAGGACAAAGAAAGAACTGGGCGACCGGAGAAGAAAAAACTTACGAAAAACTTCTTGAAGATCCTCAACTTCTATTGTATAACTATGCGATATCTAAATTATATCCAGACTATGAACAGGCTATTATGTCTATCTTCTTCACAAGAGACGGCGGCCCTTTTAGCATGTGTTTTGATGCGTCAGATCAAGACAGGTTTTTGGGTATGCTAAAAGCCAGATACGAAGAAATAAAACAAAATATTAAACCAAAGCCAATTAAACAAAACAGAATGGATTTTAGATGTCAAAAACTATGTCATTTTTATAAGAATAATTGGCCCGGAACAAATACTACAATGTGTCAGCATGTCGAGGGCAGGCTGCACACGATTGGCTATAAAGAGACCCTCAAAGAGTGTACTAAGGAAGGATTTAACATAGGATATTATGAGGCTCCGGGATAATATGAAGGGAATAATTTTAGCAGGTGGCACAGGAAGCAGGCTTTACCCGCTTACAAAAGTTACAAACAAGCATCTTTTACCAGTCGGAAAATTTCCAATGATTCACTATCCAATAGTGAACATGAAAAACGCTGGCATAACAGACATATTGATTGTTAGCGGAACAGATCATGTGGGAGACATGATAGCTTTTTTAGGCAGCGGAAGCGAATATGGTTGCGACTTTACCTTTAAGGTTCAGGATCAGCCAGATGGAATCGCCGGAGCTTTAAAACTGTGCAAGTCTTTTGTTGGGAGTGATAATTTTTTGGTTGTCTTGGGGGATAATATTTTTGAAATTGACATTAAGCATCACATAGATTCATTTAACACATCTGCAAAGTTTTTCTTTAAACGCATGGAAAATCCTAATAGGTTTGGTGTTGCTGTTCTAAATGACGATTTTGAATTATTAGAAATAGAAGAAAAGCCAAGCAATCCCAAGAGTGATTTAGCCTGTATGGGCATATATATGTATACAAGCGAACTTTTTAATTATGTGGACGATCTTAAAAAATCAGAGAGAATGGAGTACGAAGTTTCCGATTTAAATAATCTCATGATAAAAAACCATAAGACGAGTTACGTTATCATGGATGAATTTTGCATGGACGCAGGCACTATGGACTCCTATCACTATACAAATAAAATTTTAATAGAAAATGATAAACGACCAAGGGGGTAGCCGTGTCGCAGTTGATAGACCTAAAAAAAGACTTTGATTTGGGGAATAAATTTTTACTAGACGTAGCGTCAGAGCTATCTAACACTCTAGATGATAGTTATAGGGTTGTTATTAAGTATGATCTACAAGATTACAATATTCCAAAAGACGACAAGAAAAATATACTTTTTGCGCTGTCTAGAGAAACACATGAACTACCAAGATACACAGAAGACGAAAGGATTTTTCTTACGTTTCATAACTATGCTCCTTTAGACGCTTGGGGACATCCGATAAATCATCCGAAAGTTGTGCCGCTGCCGCTTGGATTCTTTATAAATGATATGACCTCCAAGGTTGAAGAAATAAAGCCTCACGAAGATAGAGAATATGACTTCTGTTTCGTTGGACAGATACCGCATACCGGAACAAGAGATAAGTTTAAAAGATGTTTAGACAATATGCTAGAGCGCATAGGAAATAAATACAAATACTACGTCAAATATACTGAGTCTTTTGGTTGCGGCTTAGATCATCAAGAATATATTGACTTATTAAACAACTCAAAAATTTGCCTATGTCCGACTGGGGCATATAGTGATGAGTCTTTTAGATTTTTTGAATCTATAGCTATGGGGGCGTTCCCTATGGTTGAAATGCTGCCAAGGTTTTGGTATTATGAACAGGCACCAATGTTTTTCGCTAAATGGCAATTCTTAGATAGCTTTCTAGAAAATTCTTTAAATTTTTTACGATCTGAAAATAAAAGAGTTGCACTTGAACAAATTGTAAACTACAATAATACAATATTGAATACTGTCACCCTTTCTGGATTTTTGAAAAAGATAATTGATGAACAGCAAATACATACCAATAAATTGCAAGACCCACTTCAGTCTCCTTAAAGGATTCTCTAATCCCGATAGACTAGCGAAACTGTGCGCTTCATATAACTATGGGGCGTGCGTTCTTGCTGATGTCAACACTCTTTCTGGCGCCGTGAACTTTCATCAGGCGTGTACGAAGAATGGCGTCAAGCCAATACTAGGACTAGACACAGAGCAATTCCTCCTAATTGCAAAGAATAAAGCTGGATGGCTAGACCTTATTAAATATTCTTCAGAAGAACAAGATATTGACACTCTGAAAAGAATAGCTGATAATGGCAACATTTTGTTTATAACAACAGAAGATAGTCCAGCCCAAAAGAAAATGTGGGGAAAGAATTATTTTTGTTATGATTATATTTCTGATGCGGTGTATTATTGCACCAAAGAAGAAGCAGAGCTACATAGAATCATTCTGTGTTCTGGGATGAAAACCAGCATTCCGAAAGTTACGGCAAAGCTGCAAAAGGGAGAAGATTTTGAAAACAAACACTTCTTTACAAGTGAAGATTATTGCTTAAAGCCGACAAGCAGAGTCACAGGTAATAAAAAATTATTTGACGCACTCGCTTCGTGCGAAGAGTATGAAATCACCGGAAAGCCAATGCTGCCAGAGTTTGATGTGCCTGAAGGGTTTGATAGTGATGAGTATCTTAAAGAGCTTTGTCGGCATGGTTGGAAATCTAAACTCGCCCCCGCTGGCAAAGTGTCCGACCCAAAACAGAAAGAAATCTATCTGCAAAGAGTAAAGACTGAGCTTGAAGTTATCTTTAAGGCTAATCTTAGTGGTTATTTTTTGATCGTGCAAGATATTGTCAATTATGTTAAAAATCGTGGCTGGATCGCTGGTCCCGGTCGAGGATCTGCTGCCGGGTGTTTGATCTCTTATTTAGTTGGAATCACAGAAGTTGATCCAATTGAATTTGACTTACTCTTTGAGAGATTTTATAACGAGGGACGGAATACGGAAGATCACGTCTCGCTTCCAGATGTTGATATGGATGTTCCCGCAGAACATCGAGACGAAGTAATTGACTACATTAAAGAAAAGTATGGAATTGATAAGGTCTCCCAGATGGTAACATTTGGTAAACTACAAGGTCGCGCGGCGATCAAAGAAGTTTTAAGAATCAATGATGCTGTATCTTTTTCTGAAATGAACGCTATTACAGATAGTATTCCAGATGAAGCTAAAATTTCTGACCAGCTAGAACTCATGGAAGATAAGTCTATTATCAGATGGGCGCTAGAAAACGAATCAGAAGCGCTAAAGAGCTGGTGCTATTATGATGAAGAAGGAAACTTAGAAGGACCGCTATCAAGATATTTTGAACAAGCTATTAAAATTGAAGGAACAAATAAATCTCAGGGCAAACATGCTGCCGGTGTAATTATATCTAAACATCCACTAGCAGAGGTTTGTCCAATGGTTAAAGACAAGAATGGTAAAATGATTGCCGCGCTTGAGATGAATGACCTAGAGGCTATGGGTCATGTTAAGTTTGATGTTCTTGGAATTGACTTGTTAAGTAAAATTATGGAAATATGTGAGGATTAAATGAATGCTACAAAAGAAGAATATATGTCTGTGATTTTTTCTGGTTGCAGTATTGACTATAAAGATATTACATTTTGTAATTTGGCTAATCACTATAGAAGATTGGCAAGATCAAATGAATATCAAGTATGGTCAGACAGACAAAACGAATATCACCTATTTAAAAATATCGAAGATGCTGTTGATAAGTTTATTGAACTAAAGAAAAGGAAGTAACATGGCGAACTATAGAGATATTATTGTTTTTGACTTTGAGACCGGCGGCGCTAATCCATATACGTGTCAGCCAACTCAAATCGCGGCTGTGGCTATCCACGCTAGAAAGCTAGAGCTACAGCCCGGAGGCGTGTTTAACAGCGAGATTCGCCCTATTATCGACGACGATGAGGCCATTAAAGCGGGAGTCGGCCCGTTGGAGGAAGAGGCTCTGCGGGTAACGCGCAAAAACCGTGACGACCTAGCAAAAGCACCTTTGCCCAAAACAGTATGGAAAAAGTTTGCTCAGTTTTGCGACAAATATAATTTTAAGAAAACTAATTATTATGCACCTATCGCTGCTGGCTATAATATCAATGGCTTTGATATGCCTATTGTGGAGAGAATGTGTCAACAATATGGTCCAACTCATGCAAAGAATGGCAGGCAGGGAATCTTTAACCCTATTTTTACCATTGATGTAATGCAACATATTTACTGCTGGTTTGAAAACAATACAGAAGTAAAGGGATATGGTATGGATTACTTGCGCGACTATTTTGGAATGAGTCAGGCTAGTAAGGATAATGCTCACGATGCGTTGCAAGACGTTAAGGATACCGCTAATATCATGATTAAGTTCATGAAATTGCAAAGAACATTGCTACATAAAGTTAAATTTGAAAAAACATTTGCGAACGGGGATATTTATGTCTAAATTTGACATTAATAATTTTGAAGATGAAGAAGTTTGGGATTTGATTTGCGAAGGACGCACAAAGGGCGTTTTTCAACTTGAGTCTAGCCTTGGTAAGCATTGGGCTAAAGAAGTCAAACCCAGAAGCATCAGTGAATTAGCGGCTCTTATTTCGTTGATTCGTCCCGGCTGTTTGAAGGCTTACACAGATGGTAAATCCATGACACAGCACTATGCGGATAGAAAAAAGGGAACTGATGCTGTTGATTACCCAGATGATTCTTTGGAGCCTATTCTAAAAGGAACCTATGGTGTTTTGGTATACCAAGAGCAAAGCATGAAAATCGCCCAGCAACTAGCTGGGTTTGACCTTAAAGAAGCTGATTCGCTTCGTAAGGCTATTGGTAAAAAGAAAGCTGAACTCATGGAAGAAATGAAACAGGTCTTTATGGATGGCGCCGAAAAGCAGGGGATTATCAAGAAGGAAGTGGCGGGAGAGATTTTTTCATGGATCGAGAAGTCTAACCGCTACGCCTTCAACAAAAGTCACGCTGTTTCATATGCTATTGATGCATACTGGAGCGCGTACTGTAAATGTCATAGATTAGAGAGGTTTTACGTGAGTTACATGAATCGCTCTGACCGTAAGCCAAAGCCTGAGATTGAGCTAAAACAGCTTATCATGGATGCTAAGATGCATGGGCTAGACACCTATCCGCCAAGGCTTAATCACATGCACACAAATTTTCTACATGAGAATGGTAAAATTTATTTTGGTATGAGGCACATTAAAAATGTAGGCACGAAAGAGTGTGATAAAATTGAAGAATTAAAACAAACAGAAGATTTGTCTTTGTTTACTTGGATGGATTGTCTTATCAAGATTGTTCACCGTACCAAGATCAACAAGCGAGCGGCAATTGCTATGATTTCTGTTGGTGCGTTTAATGGCAAGAACAATAGAGAGTCTCGCCAGAAAATGCTGTATGAATATGATAGCTGGAATAATCTTTCTGCAAGAGAAAAAGATGCCATCGCTGATAATTACAAAAGTAATTTAACTTTGGCTCAGTGTGTAGACCTGCTATCAGACTGGGTTAAGATTAATTCTAGAAGGGCGCAAGCGATAGAGGACATCAAGCAGTCTCTCATTTCGCCATTCTATAGCCTAGATGACGATCCCGCCTCTATTGCAGATTATGAAATTAAATTAATGGGGTGTGCCTTGACATGCAGTAAGGCAGATTCTATAAATATTTCTACAAATATGTGCAAAGATGTGACACAGGGTACTATAAGAGGTAAGGTAAATCTTTCTGTGATGATTAATTCTATCCGTACCTATAAAACTAAAAAGGGAAAGAATCCCGGCCAAGAGATGGCTTTTTTGTGTATTGAAGACGCGAGCGGCGAACTGGATTCCGTTACAATTTTTCCAGAAGCATTTATAAAATATAAAGATTTATTGATAGAAAGAAACACTGTCTTCATAGATGGTGAGGTTTCTAAGAGGGATAAAAATTCCATCGTTGTTAATAAAGTTATACAAGTTTGAAAAGGATTATTATGAATAATTGCTCTTTTTTAGGCAAGCTCAAAGAGCCTGTCTTTTCTACAGTATCTAATGATGTTGATATGGTTAATTTTGTACTTGAAGTTGAAGAATATAGAAAAAATAAATCTGGTCAAAAAACAAGACGTGTTGAAAATCTAACATTTGAAGCATGGCACACCGCCGCTATTACCCTGAGAGAAAAATTAAATGTTGGCGATCTCGTTCTGGTAGAATGTACAGCCAGAAGCAAAAGAGACGAAGATGATTTTTGCTACTTTAGAGTCAATAGTTTCAAGATTTTTAACAAAGAAAGATACTCCACGCAATCGGAAGACTAATGAGAAAAAAGAAGATATTGTTTGTTTCTGAGGCTTCGTGGCTTAGTACCGGATATTCCGTATATACCAAGGAAGTTCTTAGTAGACTAAATCAGATAGAAGAATTTGAAGTTGCTGAACTAGCCTGCTATACGGACGCAGCAAATCCAAATATAAAAAAAACACCTTGGAAGGTATACGCCAATAAACCATTACCAGACGATCCAAATCTAAATATTTACAAATCTAACACAATTGCTCAATTTGGTGAATTATCATTTAATAGCGTACTGCTAGACTTTATGCCAGATATTGTGATGGATATTAGAGACTGGTGGATGCTAGAGTTTGAACAGCGCTCGCCTTTTAGAGACATGTTTCACTGGGCGATTATGCCAACGGTAGACGCATCGCCACAAAATATGCAATGGATAAATACGTATGACTCTGCGGATTCCGTGTTTGCTTATTCTGAATTTGGAAGAGATACGATGAGTCGTCAATGCGACACGATAAAGTTTGTTGATGTGGCGTCTCCGGCGGCCAGTAAGGTATTCAGTCCAGTAGATGATAAGCGTCAGCATAAGCTTAACATGGGCGTGTCCCCAGATAGTATTATAGTGGGAACTGTAATGAGGAATCAAAAAAGAAAACTATATCCAGATCTGTTTTCTTCATTTAGAAAATTTTTAGATATTGCAAATAAAGATAACGTGTTTTTATACGCGCACACCTACTATCCAGATGTTGGATGGGAGATTCCACAGCTAATACAAGAAAACGGTCTTTCTAATCGCGTACTGATGACATATAAGTGTAAGAAGTGTGACACTATCAGTGTTGACTTTTTTCAGAATTCTGTTCAGGTATGTAATAAATGTAAGAGTTTGTCTAATCAGCTTGTTGGCATAGGCAATTCAATAGAAGAAAATAGACTCTCGCAGATTTACAATCTGTTTGATATTTATGTCCAATACGCAAACAGCGAAGGCTTTGGTATGCCGCAGCTTGAAGCGGCGCACTGCTCTCTTCCTGTTATTTCTACTTATTATTCTGCCATGCAGTCTGTAATAGACAATATTGGTGGAATCGGAATAGAGCCAATTTCATACTATAAAGAATGTGAAACGGGATGCAACAGGGCGGTTCCAGATAATGAGCTTTTTGTTCAGGCTCTACTAGACCTAATTTCACGCCATGAAAATGATTCTAATTATTTGGTTGATCTGGGTAGGACCATTATGGAAAAAGCCAAACATCACTATACTTGGGATGCAGCTGCCGACAAGTGGGCTGCTAGATTTAAAGAGGTGGAACTAAAAGACCCAAAAGAAACTTGGCTGTCTCCATCAAAAATTAGAGTACCAAAAACTGAACTACCCGCCTCACTTAAAAACGCCAAAGAAATAACGGATTTTATTTTTAATAGTGTTTTGTGCAAGCCCGAATGGATCGGTAATCATATTTGGAGAAGGATGTTAAGAGATTTGACATTTGGCTATAAGTGCGAAAGTTCTAATAAAGAGTTTTACTTTAATGAGTCTCATAACAAATCTCAAAAATCAAGTTTGCCCTTTTCTCCTCAAGATGCACTAAAAGAAATGTTAAACTTTAGAAATCAGATGAACTCTTGGGAACAGGCCAGATTAAGAAAAATCGGAGCAATAAAATGAAAATATTGTATATAGGACACTACAAGGATGGAACGGGTTGGGGAGATGCCGCCAAGAATAATATTATAGCTTTATCTAAAGCCGGTGTTGATGTTGTGCCTAGAGCCATTTCTTACAACGAAAAAGATTCTGAGCCAGATGAAGAAATAAGTAAATTAGAACAAAAAAGCTCCGAAGGTTGCGATATCTGTATTCAGCATACGCTTCCGTCTAATTATGTTTATGATTCTAATTTTAAAAACATCGGATATCTAGCCACGGAAAGTAGCGATTTTGTAGATACGGCTTGGCAGAAAAATATAAATATGATGGATGAACTTTGGGTTCCGTCTGAATACGTCAAAAATTCTTGCGTAAAAAGCGGTGTCACAATACCCATCAAGATCGCCCCGCACTGTCTTAATATAGATTCATATTTAAAAGCAGAAGACGGCGCGAAAATTTCACAACTGCTAAACACTTTTAACTTTGCTTTTGTGGGAGAATTTATAGAGAGAAAAAATATACAAGCCTTAATTAAAGCGTTCCATACAGAATTTCATCCAAAAGAAAATGTAAGCCTGCTTATTAAGACTTCTGGTGTTGACATTAGTGTTGTAAATAATCTAATTCAAGCAACCAAAAAGGGCCTAAAACTAAGAGAAAAATATAAGGAAGATATTGTTATATCGGGAAAACTAGAAAAAAAAGACTATCTTTCAGTGCTCAAGCAGTGAAAGATAGTCTTTTTTT